CCATCTACTTTATATTTAAAACCTCCATGTGCACCACCATGAGTATAGATATTTCGTGTCATAAGATCACGCACTGCGCGTGGCGCTTTATAATAATTAGCGATCCACACTTCTAATTCACATAGTTCAACACAAATAGAGGCATCAAAAGTACCAATATCATCTTCTAATATTAGCCATGCATCTAAACCATTAGTAATACAATTACCAGCTTCATCAGTAGTTACACCTGAAGTAAAAGTAATATAATTATTAACACCCCATTTTTTCTTAAAATAAGTCTGTAAGGACATTATCCAAGGACCAACCAAACATATAAATTCGGGAGTAGCACCTTGAATTAATCTACATGCTTTATTTTTTGATAGAAAGGGCGAACGATAAAGAACATTTTCATCAGCTTTAACAAAAGACTTCCTAGTTGTAAACTTATGTAGTTGACTCTTATCCAATACAGAATCTTCATCAATACCTTCACTATCTAGTTGTTTATAAGTCTCTTTTAATAATTCTTTTACAGCAGGCGAGGCGTTTGAATTTTCTATATATGTGTCAAACGATGCACTCTTAATATTTTTCCTCTTGCCAACCAAATGTCTAAAATTTCTCTTTATCCAAGTCACACACCTGCGCATAGTGTCATCATCAACAGGTTGAGTAGCACGTAAACATCGTGCTTCTAAAGCTTGTTTCACATTATGTGTATTTTGAGCAAAACATTTTGGAATATAATCTCTAACAACATTACCATAAAGAACTTGAGCATCCTTAACTTCGTCTGATATACATTCAGGTTCTATCAAACGTGCACTATCTTTTAAACGATCTGGTCTTCGAACATATGAATTACTAGATTTGAAGACTAAATCACCCGGAAATAATTTGTTAGTTAGTTGGCGTACACTTAAGCATACCCAACCTAACCATCATAATCTTAAAAACCCAACCACCAATGTAACACACATTTTTAAAACTCCGGCAGTAAAAAACACAACTGCTGGATAAAAGAAAGGATACACTGATAGTTGAGTCACATACAATATTAAATATGGAAAATAAGAACATAAACTATCATAAATAATTATCAACGAAGAACATCTAACATTAGTAAACATATTCAATAAAATATGCAAATCTAAACATAAAACTGGATGAACTTCGTTTAATAATATTAACATAACATGACAATATAAGTGCCAAGCGTTTCTATAATAATAGGATTCATACAAACCTAAAATAAGAAAAAAGCCTATAGCATATTCTTCTAAAGCAACTCTAAGAACTTCTTCACAACAAGCCCCAAAAATTGCTAAGAACATATATGGTCCCTGAAAGAACAGTATTACATTCACACTCCAAACCAACCAAACTTCGACTGATGGTATTAAATTAATAAGAATTTGTCGAATAGGTAAATTAATATATTTACATTGAAATAAAAAATTTTGAGATACCCCCCAATATGTACAATCTATCAAAAACTTATTATAACTAAAT